CAGCAGGGTTCGGACTTCCAAAACCTCCAGGATTTTCCTCCTCGTCGTATTCTCCTGTAATATCTCTAAATGTGAAAGATCTACCGTCTCGGTGTTGTTCTATAAAAAATTTTGGTACTAGTCCCATAGCTTTTGATTTAAGTTACAAATATACAAAATATTCTCTATATTTGCAAGAAAAAATTGAACTTTCTACTAACATCTGGTATTAGATTAAACAAAAAGGGGAGCTCTTAAGCTCCCCTCCTTGATTAACCTCTAAACACTAATTAAGTAACTATTATATGGTATCGAAATACCCAATGTCAGTACTCAGACTGTCGTCAATTGCTACATAGATGTTGTACTTGGATACAGGCTTCTGACCAGTAGTCGGAGAAGTATATCCAGTATCAGTAGCATTAATAACAAATACATCGTATTCATTATCAGGATCAGCCTTTCTCCTGTAATTCGTAGGAGGATAAGCAGAAATAAACGGATTACCTTCGTTCATAGTAGCGTAGACTTCTCTAACACCTACATCCATAAAGGTTCCTCTTCCTACCTGAGGTTTAGTGTCGTAAGTTACAGTAGTAGGATCAGCATCTGCACCAGAAGGAGCGTCTACTCTATCCCAAGACAGTTTAAACTCTACGTTACGATGAGTTTCGGTTACTACATCAAAGCTATTAGGATCTACAGCTTGACCTGTAAACCTAATGCCCCAATCTCCAGTATCCTCGTCGTCAATAACTCCCCAACCTTCATCGGAGATAGTTCCAGATTCTCCTGCATAAGGCATATCCAGAGTGTAAACATCCGAGTTTACCTCTACTACTTTGTAAGCAACATCGTCTCCACCATCAGGGATATAAATCCAATCACCTGTACTTGGTTCTCCTGTAGTAGGACTGTTAGCAGCTTCAACTGCATAAGAGCCTTTTACAACAGACAAGTCTGCGTTGTTTGCACCATTAGTAGCTGCAGTGGTGCTACCATTATAAATTCTCTCAGCTTTGATAGGCTGACGGTTTTCTACTTTCATCATCTTATTGAAAGACTTCAGAAGAGTAGTAGCAAGCTCGTGCTGTTCTCCAGACTTGTTATAAGCTGGGATGGTTTTAATTTGAGGAGTGTTGTTCAGAATGCCTGCAGTATGAAGCAGATTTACACCGAGAGTATAAGTTGCTCCTGCTGTAGCATCCAACTCACCTTCATCATCGCCATTCAGACCGAGATAAGTTACTTGCTGAGTATCAGCTTCGTAATCGTATTTATTTACCTCAGCTTCTCCAGCTACAAAATAGGGAGAATAAATAAACTGTCCATTAGCTTTTTGGGCAATTCTGATTCTATCTCCATCAGAAACGGAGTTTTGGGGATCATTGTTTTCATCAACGATAGCTACTGCTCCTTCAGGGAGATCCATGATGTCAGTAATTGCTCCTCTTGCTACATTACCAATAAATTGATAAGTTACGGAATCTTCAAACATTTTTCTAAAAATTTAGTTATACAATAATTATTCTTGTGCCTGTGGTCCAAACCTGGACCTATTACTTTCCATAGATTGAATTTGATAACCCAGTTGATTGTTGGTATAAGCGTGAGCTAACTTAGCTGCTTCTGCTACAATCTGCCTATGTATTGTATGATCTAGTTTGCAATTGTTTATCTCATACTTACCTTCAATAGCAGATTGCTCTGGGAGATCTTTAACAATAATAGGTTCAGGTCTGCTTATATAAGTAATATCGTAATTTTCTAGTGCTGAACCGTCTGTTACGATTATCACCGAACCTTTCCCTATTAATCTCCAATACTCCTTCTCATAAGGACTTTCAAACGGGTTATCTATATTAGCGTGGTAAAAGTCGTATGAAACAGGTTTGACTTTTACACTGAAATTCGCTGTATCTTTTACTATATGGAAGTAGTTGTCTTCTAGTTCTACAGAATAAGAGTTAGGATATTTATATTCTTCTATTCCTTCTTCTTCTATTTCTTCTGTAGTAATCAATGAATGCACTACTCTACGTCTTAGCTCGTCAAAGTCAAATCCCAATCTCAGAGTTTCCATTACAATATTCTCTTGAGCTTGAGTTAGAAGCAGAGACCACTGTCTAGGGGTGTATCCTGGAGCATCTGCACTAGCAATTGCTTCATACATCACCTTTGCTTCATACCACATTTGAGGAGCTGGAAGACCTATCATTTCTTAGAGTTTATTTGTGCTTCAAGTTTTTGATACATTGGATCTGTGTTCTCTTTCAGGAAGTTAAGATACTCAATAAATCCTGGAAGTGTATAAGTACTCTCATCTCCTACGAGAGAATAAGTATTCACTCCTGTTCTATTGATCGCTCCAACCTGAATACCTCTGAAGATGAGATACTTGATATCAATATTAGAATCTTTGATAATTCTATAGACAGTCTCTTTGTCATCTTCAATAGCTTTGTTGATCTCTTTGGTCAAGAAATCCTTACCAGCGTCCTGAGGAACGTTCTTAGTAGATTTCTTAGTCATCCAATAGACTCCTAAGAACTCTTTCATCTTCTTTGGGGAATTCTTAATAGAGCCCCAGAAAGTGAACACTTCTTCCAAAATATTCATCTCTTTCAAAGAGCTTTCATCTTCGAAATCTTCGTCTACCAGAACAAACTTATAAGTCATTCTCTCGAATCGTTTGTCCCAAGACGGAGCAATCTCTTTATCTTGTTGCTTCAAGACTCTTACTCGAAGATTATCCATCGGATCACTAAGGTCAAAAACCAGACCCTCATTCATCAGTTTGTGATCCTTCAAGATTTTGACATAAAAACTATGCCAAAAATTGTCGTATTTTTTGTGGACATTAAGATCCACATCTAATAAAGCGGAGAAGAACTTCTGCTCTTCTTCGTCTCTAAAAGGGCTTATAAGTTGGTTATTCTCTTTGTTTACAGTTAAGCAATACTGCTTACTAGCTCCTTCCCACATAAAGTATCCCTTGTGTTGAGGATCAGTAATCATCTTACCTCCTCTGGGAACTGGTTTAAGATAAACTTTTTTGTTTTGTAAATAACCTTTTTTAATCCCTTCCTCTCTAGTTACTTTTTCCATTACACTACTCATATTCTCTCTTTTGCCTGATTAATAATAGAAGGAAGAGAGGGTATTACCCCTCCCTTCCATAGTTAGTTTTACTTCAAGATTGATGGGATAATCCTACCTGTACGGAGAGGATTCATCAACTTCATACCGCCAATGTACTGCTTGTATACGGAATAACCGTCTACAGAACTAGCAGTCATCTGTGGCGCTGTAGGTTTGTTGTACGGAGTAAACGGGTCTCTCATACCCGGGATATACTTGAAGAACTCTTCGTTATCCTTCACAGCTACCCTCTTAATGTTAGACTCACCATTAGAAGTACCAACATCCCAAATGTCATAGATTCTGGAGCTAACCAGTCCACCTTTAGGATGCCACAGTTTGTTTCTAACTGGGTCGTCTTTCATAGGATCGAGAACTACGTTGAACTCAATACCGTTAACTGAGATATACTTAGCAATCTGACCTTCGTCCAGAGTGATGCTACCATCAGCTCTCTTAATGTGATGATCACTTTGCAAGTAAGTAATACCACTAGCTTTATCAGAAGCAGCTTTGTGGAATTCATACAGACCATACTCACCTGTGGAGAGTACAAACTTCCTGCTATCTTCAGTGAGTTTACCTACTGCCATTTGCATAGCAAAGTCAGTCAGGGAGTCCAGGTTAAAGTTGTTGTAATACATCAGGTTGCCGCCTTCCATCTGTTCCATCAGACCGAATCCAGCTCTAATTGTATTACCACTTTCACCACGATGTCTGTATTGTCCGTCTGCAGATTTGTTAGACTTACCATACATAAGTAGTCTAGCAATATCGTGCCGGAATTGCTTCATAAAGTCCCAACCCAGTTTGTCAATCCAACGAGTCTGGGTATTACCGTCCTGGTCTATAAAGGCGAAAGCCATAGGCTTATTCTTACCTTTAGTGATCATATTACCAGGAACATCATAGTTCTTCCTAATTACGGAAGTAACATTCTCCATCATAAATGGAGCAGCATGGTGAACAGTGTTACCTCTCTTAGAGAGTTCGTGCTCTACCAGACCGAATTCTTCAGACCATCTTGTGCCTGGAGCCAAGTCATTTGGATTTACAAATGCTTCATCGTCACCATTCCAAAGAACTACACGATATTTCCAGCCACCGTCGGTATGAACAGGGTCGGCCTGTACTCTAAGAGCAAATGCATCAGGATCGTCACCTACAATGATAGAAGTAGCTTCGAAGTATCTCTCTGGGAAGAACATGAAGAATTCACTACCACCGAGACCTGGACGATCTGTTGCATCTACGAGAGAACTGAAGTTACCACTCATAGAAGCACCGTTCAGAGGAATGTTCCTCTCGTCAGCACCGCTAAGCATCCAGCGATAGGGGCCTTCCTCNTCGAGGTAGTCTACGGGGAACTGATTAATGAAACTAACGATGTTATCAGCTCCGTGATTTACTTCGTAGACGTGATTAATCACTTTGTTAATGTACTGAGGTTCCTTGCATCCCGAGCCAGCCGAGATGACTTTCNCTCGTCAAATTCGACCAATACTTANGATCGACAATTTGGAGTTTACTAATTTTGTCCATAGTTTATTTGAGTTTTGAATGTTTCTTAAATAATTCCCTTCATTGATTCAATGTTCTTCATTACTTCATCATCTGAACCGTATGAAGTAGGGGCTCCTGTTCTAGTTCTCTGACTAGTTTTGTTCAACGACTCTTTTAGCTTATTAACTGTATCTGTTTTCACTCGCTTAGTAAGCTTATCCCACTTACCATCAAAGATTCCCAGATCATCTAATGCAGCTACAATCGTATCGAATTTGAATGGGTCTTCCTGGCGTTTTGCCCAAACCGCATTCAGGGCTACTCCATTCTCTTCTTTAACAGGTTTAGTTAGTTTATCAATGATGTTCTGCTTCTGTTTCTTTGTAAGAGGCATCCCAGGAACAATCTCCTCAAGTTTGTTTACATCTTCTTTGAAGACTTTAAGCTGCTCTTCTGCAGCTTTCATCTGCTCTTCTTGGGTTTTCTTAACTTTCTCTTTTTCACTCTTCTTAGACTCTTCGTAGTGTTTTTTCAAACCTTCAAGAGCTTCTTGAGCTTCTTCTACATCTTCTCCAAGACTGACTGCTTGATCTACAAGTTTATCAATTTTCTTGTCACTAAAAGACGTAGTTACTTTGAGATTTTGTCTGATAAGGTCCTTTCTGAGATCTTCCTTATCATCCTCTTCCAATGAATCTGGAGTAATTTCTGACAGCTTTTTCTCATTACTAACAATGTCTTTAGCTGTAGCTGGATCTACTCCTGAATCCAACATATCAAGATATTCTTTTACATCCTGGTCATAGGTGTCGAGAATCTCATTTCTAATTGCTTCTGCTTCATTATTCCAAAGCTTAGCAAGAGCTTCATCTTCACCTTCTTCTTCTATAGTCTTCTTAAACTTCTCTTCATCATAAGAAGTGAGGTTGCCCTGTTCTGATAGGAATCTGGCAAAGAGAAGAGTAGGAGATTCATCAATATCTTCGGAAGACTTTCTAGTAGTAGAACTATCAGAAGCAGGGGCCTCACTTTTATCTGTGACATCCTCCGAATCATCATCTCCGTCTTCAGACTTTCCAGACGGGGTATCTTGGTTATCAGTTTCTTCTTCGTCCTGAGCTTGCGATTCAAACGCAGCTTCCAGACTCACCTCCTCTTGAGGTTTTTCTGTTTTTTCTTCTTCTGAACTCTCCTGGGGCTGTTTTGCCAAATCAGGCCCGAATATGTCCAGAAAATCTACTTCCTCTTGTGCCATAAGATTCAATTTTCTTTTAAAAGTTATACAAAAATAATACTGTTAAATCGCAATTCCAAATATTTTAACTAGTATTTGAAGATGCTATAGCTAAAATCTAATACGAGATATTAGGTTAGCTGTTATTTTTTACCACATGAGACTACGTTGCTCTCTTGGAAGTTTATACCAGTTTTTCATTTAGACTGAGTTGACCTAGATTTAGCTGCCTGAGCTTTAATTTTCTCCCTCTCTTTAGCAGCTTTATCCTTGAGTCTCTGAATCTCTTTCTGGGCTTGTATCTTTCTCTCTTCTACAGCTAACTTCTTCTCTTCGATCTTCTTCTTGGTTTGCTGCTCTTCTTTTTTGATGCGCTCTTGAGACTTAAGTTTCTCTCTTTCAATTTCTCTTTGGTCATCAGTAGTATCAGCTTCTTGTTGTCCGTGAGTAAGTTCAGCAATCTGTAATCTAGTCTGAGCTTCTAGCTCTGCCTTAAACATTTCTAGTTCTCTATCCAGCTCTTTCTGCTCAGCTTCCATCTCCATTTCAAGAAGTTCTGCTTCTCTCTCAGCGTCTCTAGCTGCTTGTTCAGCTTCCATCTGCTGCTGCTCCATATGCTCTGCCCTCTCTCTAAGTTCTTTCTCGTATCTCTTAATCTTTCTATGAAGATCCCCAATGTTCTTAGTTCTGTAGAGTTCAGCAACCATATCCAGTGAAGCACCATTCTGCATCATCGGTTGAGCAAGTGCTCTAATTTGTTCAAGGATATTATCGTTTTCACTATCTGAAGCTAGATATGCTCCATAAGCTGATTCACAGAAGATATGACTATCGAAGTTTAATACAGCTTCGGTTTGATCATCTAATACATAGGGTCTTACAAATGCTTTATCATCCCAAGCTACTTTAGCAGCTTCAAGGAGAGCTTCNAGAGCCCTAATCCTAGTNTCGTCGTGAATACCNAACCATTTCTCAGTAATATGAGAAGACTGCATAACAGCTCTTTCTACACCCCCTACAGTTTCTCGATTGTCTANAGCACCTTTTCTCTGTGGAGTAATACCAGTAATTTCATCTACCCTACGTTCCAGAAATGCTAAGATTTCAATATTTCTTTGAATAAAATCAGCGTCCCCTACTTCCATCTGGTTTCCAGACTGAGCCATATTACCAGCTAGTTTGCCCTGAGCCGCACCTTTCTGACCTTCATTGAATGGGTTCTCAAATACGATACCCATGTTATACATATAATACAACCACTTGCTTACATCCCAATTATCAGGCTTAAGGGCAATATTCATTCGACCTACTCTACCAATATACTTGGAAATAGCAAGCTCAGTACGGTTCATAATCTTATTGTAGAGATACTGATACTCTTTAGTCATATCAACCATTGACTTAGCTTCAAATGAGTTGATATTAAAGCTAGTACCTACAATACCTGGATTAGAAGCCGCTAGGTTGTCGGGGTGTCTTATCTGGAGCTGTACAGGCTGAAGTTTCACATATATATCATCAGCAATCCTAGTGCCCTCGTACCATTCAGTGATCCAGGTTTCCTCTGCACTCTCTCCTCTTTCTTCGTTTATTTCATAATCTTCGGGCATAATATCTTCTACATATTGCCCATCTTCGTCGTAGTAAGACAGAATCTGCACTTTTCTAAATCCTTTCCAGACTACCCTAACTACTCTAACGTTACCTTCTTGATCGAAAGCTCCGCCAAAGTATGACGTACCTTTAGAATTAGCTTCCAAGATACTACCAATACCTACTTGATTAACTAGGTCATCAAAATGAATAGGCTGGTTTTTAAGTTGTTTATCAAATCCAAGAGCTGCTTTAGCTCCGGTCTGGTAAGAATTTCCTTCCTCAATTTTCTTAATATCAGACTCTTTGAGATACTCTCTGTATCTATCTACAGCAGTACCAGGAGGTAAGTATCCGTCTTCTACAATGATTTCATTGTCCTCAATTTTGTAACTCTCTCCACCACGAAGAGTATAAAAATTAAGAGGGTTCCCTCGTCTAAGCGTAGGTTCCCTCCCTATGATATCTATGACATACAACTCTTCTGCTACTGCAAGCAAGTCTTCAAATCCTCTACTAAACTCTTCCTTAAGATTCTGGGTGTGATAAAGATATTGAATAACCTGGTTAGCCATTCTCTCTCGAGCGTCTCTATAGTCGTGAGTCTTCCAATTCTCAAACTCATCAATCTTCATAGCGATTTCTTGCTCATCAGTGATTCCTCTAGTTACTAAATCCAGAGCCATTTCGTTAAACTCAGAAGAGATTCTTTCTAATTTCTCATTAACTGCGTCAGGACTAGTAACCACAAACTGAGGTCTGAACTGTCTTTTACGCTCTTCACCAACTAGAAGATTAATATTAGGATTTACTAGTGGATAGTTCCTATAGTCTGCTGGAGTGTTTTCAAACCTAATATCGAATGGGTCTGTAGCTCTCTTTTGTTCTATAGAATCTACTTTGTTGTTAAGTAGATTATAATTAATTAGTTTGTTTCTCCTAGTAGATCTAACTGAAGACCCTCTTCCTGTTTTTCCTTCCCAACCAGTAATACCAATTCCTGCGTCTACGCAGTCTTGAAAAAACTTCTTAGTTTTGTTATGAGTACTTCTTTTCTGATGAGGAAAAGCAGTAGGAGAAAATGCCTTTGTGAGTGTTGTCATAATACAGTCTTATATATCGTCCAAATATACGAATTTTTTTACTAAATTTCAAATTAAAACCCCTGCATTATAGCAGTTTTAGTGTTCCCTGTTCTAGCAAAGAATGGATCGTCAAATTCGTCTTTTTGATAGTCTTTTTCACCTTGAGTATCAAATCGTTTCATATCCTCTCTTAGTATCATCACCATATTCATAGCAGACACACGGTCAGCGTTTATATCAGGATGCCAAGCTATTAGTTCTTTGATATATCCAATAGATCTCAGTTCTTGTAAATTCATCACTGGAGCTGTACTTTCTTGCTCTTCCTCTGGATTAGCTTGTTCTACTCTAGATTCTTGAGTTAAATCTACTAACCAGTCAGCCTGAAGTCTTCGGCCCCAAGCATTCACTGCTGTATTAGCCTGAGTACCTTTTTTCTTATTACCATAATTGTTAGTTAACTTAGCTAAATCTTTTTCTCCAAGAATCTCTGGATTATCACAAAGCAAATGAATTTGTTGTTTGTTATAAAAATATCCATAGAGACCTTTTTTATCATTCTCGTAATTAACTGTTGCATTATAAAACTTAGCTAATCTGAGTACTAGCTCATAGAATTCGTTTGCTGTATTAGGTCTTCCTGTATATTCTGCTACTATCTTATCTTCGAATCTATCAAATACAAATACCGAGCCTAAAGAATTAGTAGTACTATGATCATCATCATAGGTATCTACTCCCATTATGTATCTGTACTTAGGCACATAACCATTAGAGAGTCTTTTAGGTAAATGAAAGATTTCTATACACCCTTCTTTATTTAGGTTGTCTTTTAGAGGAAAATCTCTAATAGGAACTTTGTCTTCTTGCATTACAAAGTCTATGACTCCATCAGAAGAGAGTTTAAGTCTTCCTGTATAATGAGAACTGACGAAGGACCTGAGATTTACACTAATTTCTCCTAAGTAATCTTTCAAATCCTGAATAGGGAATAGACTACCCTCTGTTCTTAGAACACTCTCTTGGGGAGTAATACTAGCCTCAGCTTTTTCCTGTACTAGGTCATTAGGATCATTAGACGAGTTTCTAACTTTCTGACGTTGGTAAAGAATTTCTACAAGAGCTTTAGTTATATCAGAGTTTCCGTTTTTATCATAAGCTCCTTGTCTATTTAAGTACTCTGGACTATAGAAAGCACATTCTCCACCAGCTCCTTTAGCATCAAATACATTCTTCATAGCTTTGATGTTGTAAGCATCTGGATAATAGAAGAATGCTTCTGCAGCTTCAAAGTCCGAACCTTCTTCACCGCCTGTACCAGCAGTAAGCATATGTCCATAAACATACCTACCCTGCTCTACCGATTTCCTAGCAATACTCCAGGTTTTCTTAAGTCCAGGAAATATACCACTCTCATCGAAGAATAGTAATTTACCTCTTTTACCTCTACCTTTAGAAGGCTCATTTTTACAAGTAACTCCAATAATCTCTGAACCAAATCCTTTTTCAGTACGGTGTTTAGGATCTTTGTAAGAAGATCTCTTATGCATATCCGTATCTTTATAGTCTCTAGGTTGAGTAAAAGGAGTGTAGTTATCAATGAAGTTCATTGTAGCCCAAGCCTTAGTTAGAATACCGTCTTTATTGAGATACTCTGTTTCTGAAGCAAAAGCGTAAGATCTACTTGCTTTTATTATAAAGTAGTTTCGAGCAAGCATCGAGCCTCCCTTAAAACTGTATCCTCTACCTCTACACTTGAGTACTGAACCGTGTTTACCTTCTCTCTCTGCAGCGTCTACATAGTGGAAAAATAAGTAGTCTCCGTCCCAAATATCAGGAAAATCTTCTACTCTCTCAGCTTGTACACTTTCTTCTAATTCTTCGAGTTTTCTAGCAGACAGTTCTTCAACAGATACTGTACCATCTTGGAGATCCTCTTCTTCTTCTACCTTTAGAATAGGAGAGTAGTTTAGATAAAAGTAGTGATAGCCCGTAATCCACTCACCGTCAAACTCTCTGACATAACCCTCTTTACATCTTCTTCTCTCTTCATTCCAGAAGTTTCTATATTCTGAGCCTGGGGCTGGATTAGGAAATATATCTGTGTATCTACCGTGCTTTCTAAAGAAGTCTGCTCTCTCAGTAAAGTAGTCCATATCCTCCAAAATGTGAGGATTCTCTAGATCTACTATAATTCTACCTTTAGAGTCTCTAGGTCTATCTTTGGCTCTCTGTCTATCCGGAGAGCATAGGTTTTGTATGAATTTTATATTCGTAAAAAAGTCCAGAAAATCACTCTTGGACCTACGATCTAGAATTTTAAGTAACTCCTCATTGATAGGAGTGTGTATATCGTTTGTTTTTAATTCGTTATAAACAATTTCCATTCAACAAAATTTGTTCACACAGGTAGACTCGAACTACCAGCCTCTTGAATATCAGTCAAGTGCTCTACCAGTTGAGCTATGTGTGAATATGCATCGGTGGAAGGACTCGAACCCCCAGCCTACGGTTTTGGAGACCGTTGCTCTGCCAATTGAGCTACACCGAAGTATGAGCCGACGGAGGGATTCGAACCCCCACCTTTCTGAGTACAAATCAGAAGCTCTACCAATCGAGCTCCGTCGGCTTAATCTGCATACATTCCCTTCTCTCTGCCTCCTCTAAGCTTATTATCTGTCTCCTGTTCTTTCTTAATACGTTGCTCTACTTTCTCCAGAGCATCTATTAGCTTAGGAATTTTTTCAATAGTTTCTACATATTTCTTAATATCTTCTCCAGGATTTCTGAAGTGTTCTCTTAAGCTATTAAGACCATACATAGCGTCTTTCAAAAGTCTCAGAGAAAAAGTATCTCTATACTCTTGGTAAAATTCTTCAGCCTCTTTTACTTTTTCATCTGGCTCCCAGTCCGAATCTTTTCCAAAGAGATGTTCTATAATAATCCTCTTTCTGGTATGTTCGTTAGGTTCATTGAAGAAAGTGGATTTGTAGTCATTATTAAAGAATACATAAGCTAACTCTTTTTTAGCCTGATCCTTCTCTTTGGACTTATCTCTCTCCCACAGGTTTTTAAACGGAATTAATGTATAAGCTTGTGGAGAGATGTTAAGCTGATAATTCGTATCTATATCAAATAACTGCATTATTTCTTCTGATTATGTTCAGTGAATTTTCTTCTAAGTACTTCTGGACAATAAAACAAACCAAACCCAGGAAGCCTAACAGATGGGAAATATCCTTCTTCTCTGTTTACCTCATTTCTAATAACGTGCGCTACGAACTTATCTTGGAGTCGAACTGCTTCTCTAGCTTGTGCTACAGAGATTCCGTACTTTTTAGCAAGCTGTCTGATCAAATCATCTTCTTTACTCATACTCCAAATAAAGGCTGGTTAAGGGTTAATTTAGTAAACTCTTTCTTCCACTCTTTAGCACACGGTTTGCACATAGGATGCTGGTCTTGATTTAACAGTCCATCCATTTTAACAAACGTATCAGCTCTTCTTTCAATACCTCTAGGTTCACATCTGATACACATATGCGTCCTGGGATCTGGTTGTTTAGTTTCCATAGTTACCTCGGAATTGCACTTACTTGTTTTTTATATTCAAATTTAATGCCCGTCTTACTACGGGCAATCGCCCTACAGTCGGAACATCTCAGCATTTGATATTTAACTGCCTGGGTATAAACATATTTACCTGGAACAACATTGATATTCTTACTACCACAATGAGGACAAGTTGGCTCTGAGGAATCTACATAGAGATCTAAGTTCGGATGGCTCTTAATCCAAGGTCTAAGTCTTAGATAGACATCTTCAAGAACTCTTACGTCTTGAATATTATATTCTTCCATCTCACTTAGAGCGTCTATGTCCCCTGTTCTAGCTGCGATCCAGAGTTTCATATCAGTAGGAAGTTTTCCTTCTAGTCCTAGAAAATTAGCAATAGCGTCTAGACTATTATGAGGAAAATCAAATTCTTTCTTAGCTACCTTCAGCGTATCTAGTTGTTTATAAAAGCTGGGAGGATTAAGACCATTAGCTAAAAACCTGGTCTTAATTCTAGGTACATCGAACTTGTCCCCATTGTGAGCTACTACTACATCTGCTTCTTCTAAGTAACCCCAAAGATTTCGAAGTAACCTAGAATCGTCTTGCATAATAGCTTCTTCTGAAGTGAGTCTATCACTNTCTACTTCTTCTTCTCCTAGCCATTTTACAGACCAGGTGAGCATATACCAGTCTGAAATAAGTTGTCCTGCGTAGATATTTTGTTTCCACATATTCCAGACCCAAGCGTCCATCGGAGCTGTCTCAATGTCTAGAATCAAGATTTTAGCAGGAGCGTCTGTAGTATGAATTACTACTTGTTTAGGGTCGTGTGATTTCCATCTGAAGTTTTTACAAGTTCTAGATGGTTTATTAAGAGCTCCGTCTATTGCGTTCTTATGAACGCCAACAGCTCTAGAAGCATCTCTAATTGAATCATAAGTAGCGAGTACTTTTCCAGTCTCTAAGCAAATTTTGTCTACTTTTATAGGTATCATACAGTTGTGAAGTTGAGTTTCATATAGTTAGTACTAGGCAGAAGATACTGAGGAACAATAGAATCTTTGGTAATCAGACCCTGCTTTCTAAGATTCATCATTATATTATAAATAGAATCCATAGAAACATCTCCTAAGATCTTAGTAATCTCTACCCTAGTTTGATAAGAAAAAATTAATACATTTCTCTCTTCGGGCTCTAAGCTTTTGTACTTCTCGTTGTACATATACAAGAGAATAGCAAATACTTCTAGCTCTCTTTTTCGTAATTTATTAAACGGTTTAATCAGTGGTTTAGTAATACTAGCCAGTACCTGCAGAATTGCAAGATACTTATAATGCTTCTCTTGTGGGATTGTTAACTCCATTTTACCAGATTTTAAATGCAAATATACAACATTTTTTTCATAAAACCAAATTTTTAGATAATAAAATACCCTACCCGATTAAGAGTAGGGTATTTCCTCCTCAACTTTACCAAGAATTACTCTTCTCCTTGTAGTTCTTCAATAAACTCTCTGTCTCTCGTCTCAATTTCCTTACTAATCCAGAACGTAGCTTCTTCTATGCTTTTTTGGCAGTATAAGACATTGAGTGTGGCAGCATTTAAGCCAACTTGTCTATTAATCCTCTCTAATTCCTTCTTTAAATGTTTTAGTGCTTCCATTTAATACCTTTAAATAAATACCTGGGTTTTCTTTATCTACACTAAAATACTCTCCGTCTATCTCCATTGGGACGGGAATAAGATGTGTAGCATCGTCATCTTCAATAATTCCATGAGCTTGTAATAAGTCTCCTATAATCTGGAAACAGTTATGCAGATCAAATTTCCTCTTAGAGTCTCTCGCTGGATGAAAGCCTAGTATAAGAGGTTTATACTTATAAAACTCATTCCCTTCTAATGCCTCTTTGAATCTGTTAGGACGGCTCTCACTTTTATATTCTTCTACTATCTTCTTAGAAGAAGAGAAGTTTTTGATCCCCAGTTTCTGCAGATACTTACGAACTGAGGGACTAAAAAAGCTACCTGATCGGGTATTAACTCGACTGTTCTTACTAGAAGGTACGTTCTCGGGTATAAAAATTACTCCTGGTTCCATGATACATCTAATTGAAATACTCCGCTAGGTTCTGGCACAGTAGTATCCATATCAGTAGCTCCCCCATACCAAATCTTAGGAGGTTGTGGATAAATATAAGGATTGGGCTCAATAACAATAGGAGTAGGATTTCTCCAAATAATTTCCGTATTGGTACTAAGTTCCCACTCTGTCCAGTCTGGAAGAATCCTTTTAAGAGTATTAAAGAGTTCCTTAATATTAACTCTTTTTTCTACTGTTACAACTTTAGTGTCGTAGTTTAGTTGGATTTTCATAGTCCCGGTGTTTTATAGTTAGTAGCGGGAGGTAGAATCGAACTACCAGCTTTGGCTTATGAGACCAACGAGTTACCGTTACTCTATCCCGCTAGTGTGGGGACAATAAGAATCGAACTTATCCAAACCCAGGTCTTCAACCTAGTGCTCTACCAACTGAGCTATGTCCCCAGTAGCCTACCTAGGACTCGAACCTAGTACCCACAGCTTAGAAGGCTGTTGCTCTATCCAGATGAGCTAGTAGGCTGTTTTAGGGTGTGTGGAGAGACTCGAACTCTCGACTTTCAGCTCCACAAACTGACACTCTAACCAACTGAGCTACACACACCACTACAAAGATAATACAATTTATTAGAAAAACCAAATTTTTTTGTTAAAAAATATCCCCTGCTAAATTAATAACAGGGGATCAGGGTGTAAATGTAGCCTGAAAAGACTACTCGAGGGGTTCTTTTTTAAGCTCTCTGACGTAATCCTGAAGTTTAGTTAATTGGCTTGCATCGTAATCACACAACAAGACTTTACCATCAATCTTAACCCATTGTCTAGGAGAACTTGCGTCAAATCCCATCCACATATAAATCTTCTTTGGAATATGGGATCTCTTAGTTACTTTTTTTCCTTTTAGTTGGATTAAGTATTTTTCACATTGGGAAAGTTCGATACAAGGAACTAATAAGTCTGCTTCTCCTATTTCGTTAGCTAGTTTCCAGACACTATATTCAGATCTGTTCTTAGTCTGAGCTTTGGGTTTATCGTCTCTTACTTTCTTAATTACCCAATCTGGGTTAGTAGGATGTTCGTAGACTTCTCTTCTAGCTCCTTTATTTATGTACTTCCCCAATTCCATCTTCAAAGTCTTTTACTGTAAAGTAAACTTTGCAGCCTATTTGTTTTTCCAGGTGTTTTCTGTAATCATCGAGCTCTTCTTGGGTATCAAACCAGGTTTTCTTGTAGTTATAATCTACTGGTTTCATAGCCCCATTCATTTTGGATACAGCTAATAAGTTAAATCTTTTATTCATTCTCTTCCTCCAACTCTTGTCCTGTAAACAATTTAACAAGGGTTAGAGCAAAGTCTAAGTTATAAAAGTCTCTAGCAAGTCCTGAGAATACTACAGCAGCAATAGCTACTTCGTACCAGGCTTCAAAGATGGCATAGAGTCCAAAGCTTGAGAAGAAACTAATAAATCCCAAGACCAGAGACCAGCCTACAGTAATAGCTTTAGGTTGCCATTTAGGACTTCCGTCGTAGCCAATCCAATTTTTAGTCAGAGTAGTTAGTGCAATAATAAATCCTACCAGTGCAGGAACACTAACAAAAGCTGCAGTTAGAGCTGATACATTTCCATACTCAGGAAGTGCAAGTCCTACTACTGCTGCGATAATAAACAAGATAGTTTCAACATTTAATCGTTTCATAGTTTAAATTTTTTTGTTTATACTTGTGCTTCTACTTCTACTGAAGCATAGATTTCAGGTAGTCCTG